TCTATTCATGAGTATGAAGCAGTAGCAGGTACGCTCTTACAACGCAAGGTAGATGAACGTCAAGTACGCAACATCTTCAAATCTGTATGGGCATTACCATCAGAGGTTGAAGAATCACCAGACCATCTACTATCACAAGGTCAACGCCGTCAACGCACCATTGCATTCAATGGGCGTGACTCAGCATGGAATATCTACAGCCAGTCACCTACACAGGAAAACATCAGAGGCACAGCCTTTGGTGTATGGCAGGCAGTCGTTGAACATGCCGACCATCATGCTTCTGGTGGCTCTAACAAGCGTGCCATTGCCACCATCAGCGGACGCAATGACCGCATCAAAGATAAAGCACTAGACCTAGTGTTTACAATATAGATTTACCTAGCATGGGTAAAGCGCAGAACTTATGTCGTTACTCCTTATTTCTCCATAAGTTACACCTCACTGGGTTGCTCCGCCAGTGGCGAACACGGAGCACACACAAACAACGAGAGGGAAAAATGAACACAATCACAATATCAGATGGAGAGAGTAACAACGGTGCCATGATTACATACACAGACCATGAGATAGTACGAATGATAGCCGAACTAAAAGATTACAAAGACAGACAAGAAAGACTTGGAGATGCAAATGTCAACCTCAACAAAGATATCCGTACGCTACGTGAAAAGGTCCGTGACTTCTTCAGTGAAGGTGAATGGAATGACAATGAGTTCTCAGCAAGTAAGTCTGACATCAATGAGTTACTTGAATCCATTGGTGCAAACAGACTTACATCACAATATGGTGGTTCATTTACCATCACTGGCACCTTCCAAGTAGAAGCAGAAGATGAAGATGAAGCAGGAAATATATTCACAGAAAATGTTAATGTTGATTTCTATAATGGTGACATAACTGTAGATGATGTTAGAGCAGAAGACATAGCAGAAGATTACTAATGAGTAAACAACTACAAGCAGTACTAGACCGTGCTGCCAAAGCATGTGAGCCAGTACTACATGAGTTACTAGATGAAATAAATAAACCATCATGGTCATGTCATCTTTGTGGTGCAACCACAACAAATCCAGAGCATATGTTAATTGAATATTTTCATATGCCTTGTCCAGAAAAATAAACTTGGCAACACGCCAGCATCATCATACATAGTCCGTCACACTATGTTATGATGAGGGCAGGTTAGAGGTGGCAGGGTTTTGGTTCTCTCCTTGTTCCTGCTCCTCTAATCTACTTAACAAGGGAGAACTATGACAGTAGAGATAGCAAGAGATAGATACGGTAGACCTATGGTAGTGCCACCCAAGGGTGGCAAAGCAGTACCATACACACGCACTACTACAGTTGCAGGTTCATTAGATGATGGGACTGGACTAGTAGCATGGAAGTTACGCATGGCAGCAGCAGGTTTAACCCTGCGTCCTGACCTATTGCTTGCTGCATCAGCAGCCAGAGAAAATAAGTTAGAGATGGACAAGTTAGTAGAAGATGCTATGGAAGCAGCAGGTGCTACATCAGCAGCAACTATAGGCACAGCCATACATACACTGACAGAGAAGCACGACAGGGGCGAAGCCCTTGGCGTGATACCAGAAGACTATGTTGCAGACATACAGGCGTATGATAATGCAACTAAAAACTTTGAGAATGTATTCATAGAACAGTTCTGCGTGTTAGATAAGTATAAGATTGCAGGCACACCTGACCGTATAGTTAGATACAAAGGAGAGTTGTTTATCTCTGACCTAAAGACTGGTAGTATCTCCTACCCAAACAAGATTGCCATGCAGTTAGCCGTGTATGCGCACGGCCTGCCGTATGACCCTGCTACGGCAGTCCGTAGCAGTTGGGGTGATGTGAACCAAGAGCGCGGTATCATTGTGCATCTGCCAGCAGGCAGTGGCAAATGTGAACTGCACTTTGTTGACATCAAGCAAGGATGGAAAGGTATTGAACTAGCAATGAAAGTTCGTACATTCCGAGACACAAAGAAATCCCTAGTAACATCTATTCAAGGAGAATAAATGCCAAGTACGGAAGCACCTATCAGCATCACAGTTAAGACAGCAGCAGGCAGTCTCGTTACTGTTCGCGCCGAGAACGGCGAAGAACTAGACCAAATAGTAGCACTATCACTAGCATCACTAGCATCAGCAGTGCATGAGTTAGAGGCAGCAGTCAAGCCTACTAACACAGCAGTACCACCTAGCCCACAGATAGCAGCAATTGCTACATCATTCGGTGCAACCGATGTTGTTACACAGACAGCACCGTTTGTTCCAGCAGCATACACTCATGTAACTGAAGGTCAGCGTCTATGTCCGCATGGTAATATGACACGCATTCATGGAATGACAGGTAAGTTTGGCCCATACAAGGGTTACTTCTGCCCTGCTAAGCAAGGCGACATGACTAAGTGTACCACTCAATACATCAAAGCAAATCAACCTGAATGGAATAGTTTCCAAGCCGACCAAACAAAGGCATAGATGAAAACATTACGCCGTAGTATAGGCAAGCCAGAGGTGGGGGGCGAACCACTTGCCCCTCCCTTTCAGGCTTTCCAAAGAGAAGGCATGATACTTAGGCGAGCAGAGGTAACTGTAATTGCAGGTACACCTGGCGCAGGCAAGTCATCTATTGCATTACATATCGCAGCAAGACTAAAACAACCTACATTATATTTCTCTGCTGATACTAATGCACACACTATGGCTATGCGATTACTCGCTATGAAAGCAAAGATATCTCAAGCACACTCAGAGTATATGCTTAAGACAGACCCAACCAAAGCAGAAGAACTCTTACGAGAGTTCTCTAATTTGTACTGGTCATTTGAACCTAGCCCTACACTTAAAGATTTAGATGATGAGGTATCAGCATTTGAAACTATGTGGGGCAGAAGCCCAACGCTTATCGTTGTAGATAACCTTATGGACATAGCAATAGATGGACACGAAGAGTTCGCTGGCATGCGACAAGTAATGAAAGAGTTGAAGTATCTTGCAAGAGATACTAACGCATGCGTATTAGTATTACATCATACTAAAGAAGGTGCACTAGGTTATCCATGTCAGCCACGCTCAGCACTACAGGGCATGGTCTCTCAGATACCAGCAATGGTACTAACAGTAGGACAAATGATGCAGGGGCAAGACATATACCTATGTGTAGCCCCTGTTAAAAATCGTTATGGTAAAGCAGACCATAGCGGTCAGACATATGTCTCACTATCATTTGACCCAGCCTCTATGTATCTTGAAGATATAATGCGTGACTATAGACAACCAGAGATAGTCAATGGGTAGTGCAGCAAAAGCCAAAGGTAGTGGAGCAGAGCGAGATGTAGTTGCATACCTCAAGCAATGGTTTCCTTATGTAGACAGACGCTTGGCTGGTGCAACCCTAGATAAAGGTGACATCTCTGGTATACCTGGAGTCACAATAGAAATTAAAAACCACGCCAAGATGGACTTGGCGGGGTGGACAGAAGAGTTAATAGTTGAGATGACTAATGACAAAGCATGGACAGGCGTAGTGTGGCACAAACGTAAGGGTAGGGGAAGCCCTGAAGATTGGTACTGCACTATGCCTGGCTATGTGTATGTAGATTTACTAAGGAGAGCACTTGGACAAACCACAGATTGAAGAGTATCTCAACTACATAGGCGCCACCGTGCCTCCTATGGGCAGCGGTTGGCGCAAGATGAAGTGCCCGTTCCATGTAGATTCACATGCAAGTGCAGCAGTAAACTATGACAAAGGTGCATTTATATGTCATGGTTGTGGAGTTAAAGGTGATGTATACTCACTCATAATGTACAAAGAAGGCGGTGATTTCAGTGAGGCTCTCAAGTTCGCAGCGTCAGTTCTTACTACTGGCGACACAGCAATACGCAGCAAGGCTAGAACTGGCAACAGATTATCTATTAAGCCGTCATCTGTTGGTAGAAGAAGCAAACATCTTTCATCTGGGAGTGGTCGAAGACCCAATGCCAGGGCATGAACCATACAAAAACAGACTGGCTATCCCATACATCACGCCATCAGGCGTGGTAGATATTAGATTCAGAGCCTTGCTTCCCGAACAAGAACCTAAGTATCTTGGTCTAGTAGGTAGCAAGACAACGATGTTTAATACGCAAGCATTATTTGCAGCAAACAAGTACATATGTGTAACCGAAGGAGAGTTCGATTGCATCATGATGTCAGTCAAGACAACACATCCAACAGTAGGTATACCAGGGGCTAACAACTGGAAGCCCCACTATGTTAAACTATTAGATGACTTTGAAACAGTAATAGTATTAGCAGACGGAGACGCAGCAGGACTAGAGTTCGGTAAGAAGATAAGCAGGGAACTAGGCAATGTCAACATCATCAGCATGCCTGATGGTGAGGATGTCAACAGCATGATAATCAAGAAGGGGAGTAACTGGATACATGAGCGAATCGAACAATGTATTTCCACCATTAGATGATAGGTTCTGGGAGCATCTCAAACACATAGAGTTCTCTATTGGTATACCAATCTCAGAAACCAAGATGCTAAATATCTTAGGAGCACTAGAAGATATATACATTGCACTGGCTAGGGATGACATAGAGGATGCAACTATGTGCCTTACGGCACTAGGTGCACTGTTAGTAGCCTCCAAGTATGACAAAGCAGATGAAGTATGGGAAGAATTAGTAGTCAAAGAAGCAATGCATAACTTCGACAAGCACCTGAAAGAGGTAATAGATGAAGAACAGTGATGATGTAGATGTAATCTTAGAAGAACTAGCAAAGATTATGTACAAAAAACATCAGGATTATGGTCCAATGAATATTGCTGGAGCACCAGGTGGGCCAATGAATGGGCTGCGAGTACGGATGTATGACAAGTTGGCTAGACTCACACACCTTGGAGATAACGACACGCCGAACTACGAAACTATCGAAGATACCCTCATTGACCTAGCAAACTATGCCATAATAGGATTACTAGTCCAACGTGGACAATGGGAAGGCATACCTAATGGCGCAGCAAAGCAAACGGATAGTGGTCCTAAGCGACCTCCAGATTCCGTACCAAGACAACCGCATAGTGAACACAACCCTGGCATTTATCCGAGAGTACAAACCAGATGAACTGTGGTGCGTGGGGGATGAACTAGATGCCCCCGAACCCAGTCGTTGGAACAAAGGCATGGCAGGTGAGTACGCATCAACACTTCAAGACAGTATAGATTTAACGCACGAAACAATGGCTAGTTACCGTAAAGCATTAGGTAACAAGCCATTTGTCATTCAACGCAGCAATCATACTGACCGCATTGATACATACATACGCAAGTATGCACCTGCATTTGATTCGTTAGACTCATTAAAGATTGAAACACTACTAGGCTACGACAAGTTGGGTATCAGATACCTACACAAAATGACAGAACTATTACCTGGTTGGGTAATGGCACACGGAGATGAAGGCGCACTTAACCGTGCACCTGGGGCTACTGCACTTAACTTAGCAAAACGATTAGGCAAATCAGTAGTGTGTGGACACACACACAGAGTCGGACTACAACATGAGACATCAGGAATGTATGGAAAAACCAGTACTTTATACGGGTTAGAGGTCGGTCACATGATGGATATGTCACAGGCTCATTACCTAACATCAGGTTCTGCCAACTGGCAGCACGGCATAGGTATACTTGTAGAAACTAACCGCAAGGTTACTCCATTTGCAGTGCCTATCGTTAATGGTGAGGTACACATTCCCTAATGTCTTACATTGAAAACTATAATTACTTAGTACAACAACTTGCTGCTGAATATGCTAGACGCTATACTATGGTAGAGCGTGATGACATAGCACAGGAGATGTGGGTATGGTTTGTCGGTCATCCCAATAAGTACAATGAATGGTCTGCACTAGAGCAGAAAGACTGCGACAAAGTAATAGCAAAGTCATTACGCAATGCATCTCTTAAGTTTTGTGAACGAGAGAAAGCAAAGCATAGTGGCTACCAATCATCTGATTTATATTATTATGATGCATCAGTAATAGAAGCATTCTTGCCTTCTATTATTAGTGACTCATATGAAATGCCAAGTAAGATAAAAGACCTAAACTCTAAGTCTGGTAGTGGTGTTCTAAGTGAGGGTAACAACTGGCTAACACTACGTTCAGACATAGCAAAGGCTTACTATAAACTCAGTGAAGCCAAGCAAAACATACTACGCTTGCGCTTTAGTACCGAACAACCTGACTGGACAGAGTTAAGTAAGGACATGGATAGCACACCAGATGGTGCCCGTATGAAAGTACAACGAGCAGTCAACTCTATTATCAAAGTATTAGGTGGCTGGAAGTCATACCGAGATGATGATACAACAAGTAGTTGACTTAACAGGAGAGCCTACATTTGCCTGCATATGTGGGTGTATGATGTTTAAAGTTATAGTCATGTGGGATGAAAATACTAGAGCAGTAGGCTGGTATGATTTAAGACAAGAATGTATAGAGTGCGGTACAATAACTACCGCACCTACCGAGATAGATGGATGTGAGTGATGCCAAACTATGATTTCAAATGTAAATTTTGTGGCTCAGTGGTGGAGGTACAAGACCCGACACCAACAGGATGCACAGTTTGTGGCAACACAATGGTTAGAATCTGGACCAGTCCAGCCGTTAAGTTCAACGGCGGTGGCTTCTACTCAACAGGAGGATGATGTACACATTCAGTGATACAGCAAATTGTGAGGGTACCGACCCTGAAATCTTCTTTACACAGGATGGAAGTAGCACATATGCTGAAGTGTTGGCACTTAAAAGAATATGTGGCAACTGTGCAGTAGTTAAAGAGTGCCTTGACTATGCCTTAAGGCATCAGGTCATGGGATACTGGGGCAATACAAACGAAATACAACGCAAGATAATGAGAAAAAAACTGAATATAATCCCACGTCCACTACACATGGACTACAACTAGGAGGAACTATGGAACTATATGTAAGCATAGCACTGGGTATTATGCTAGGAGAACTAGGCAAGGAACTTATCTATCGAATCCAGAACGCATGGTGGACATTCAAGCATCGCAAGGACCCTAAACATGGGTTCCGTAAATGGTTAGAAGACACAGAAGATACTGAAGAACTACTAGCAAAATAGAAAAAGAACCCCACTCCCTGTGTCAATACAGGGCAGTGGGGTCTTCTAGTCTCTACGGGGCTGCTAGGCCCCTTAAATCGGTATTACTTTGAGCCACGACCAAAGTCTGTGGCAGACGGGTCAAGCCATTTAAGCAGTGGACCAGCCACACCAGCCAAGCCAGCAGCAGCAAGAGTCTTAGGACTGGTCTCGCCAGTCATATAGACAACAAGAACAGCAGCAGCAGCAGCACGGAACCAAGATAGTGCTAGTTGTTTGAATTGCTCCATTATATCCTCCTATAGGATTAGGACTTTACACCGTGTAATTTACAGCAGGTGCAAACTTCGGTCTTATATGCCTTCTTTGCAGGCAACGATACTAACGCTGCAAGAATCTGATTTACGGGCTTCGGTGAGTTCATCCACCAGAACCAAGGGGAAGTATCGGCACCCATACCATCATTGATGGAGATGTGTAAGTGATGTGGGTGTTGGTTACTGCCCAGATATTTACGATTGCCCAACTTAACTTTGTCCTTAGCCCATATCCTGCCTTGAAAGATTAGATATTTAACTCGCTTATCTTCTTTTAACTTCTCAAAAATTATCTTGCAATCAATCCCATTTACTGGGTCGTGTGTTAAATCTACGGCAAAACCTGTGTTGTGGTCTGAGGTAGGGTTTTGTTTCAGATGCGCAGCAGATGGCAGCAAGCCATCGCTAATCTTCTTGCGCTTAGGGCACAATGCTGTAGCCTGACGCAGTACTGCAACAGCCGCAGGTGTAGCCTTACTCATCGTCATCAGTCCAATCACTGCCTTCTTCTTCAATTGAAGGGCTCAATGGTCCCCATATTGTCTCAGGTACTGGCTCTAAAAATGACATTATTTCTCCGCAACCAATTTGTATAGGTCATCAATACGTACTTCCATCCGAGCCATAGAATCCTTCATTGAACTGCCACCATTTGGGCGAAGTTCATTAAGATAATGTTTAACCATCCAGCGCATACTCCCAGCAAAAGCGGTTATGATTGCTATAACAGCAACTGCCATTGTTAGATAGTCTTTCAACTCCATTATACTGTCCTTACGGTTATCTCTATGATGCCACCAAAACCATCAAAGCGTTTATCGGGCGGTGTCATACGGGTGAATGTAACTTGTTCGATTACTGCTTGTCGTGATTCTCCTGTTGTCAAGTCTTGCCAAGTCAGAACATCGCCTGTCTTTTCAATCTCTTCTAGCAATTGGATACGCTCGAAGGCTCTACCTTCAAAGCCGACTACAGTATTAAATCTATCTGTTTCA